GCCCATATTGACCAAACCATCGTTTCAGGTGATAATACCTTATTGATCGAGCAGTTGGATCAAAAGATAGCAAGAGAGCAAAAGCGAATAGATGATGCTAATCTTGTTATTGCTCAACTAGACAGCGCCGTACAAACACTCATTGATTATGATCGTATAAGAGGTGATGATGGTGCTATAGCAGTAAGAGAGGGACAAAAAGATGAACGAGACAATCTCAATAGTATTATTGATGACGCTTATAGTGTTATGGGAGACTTGCAATCAGGTAGACTTGAATTATCTCAGGAGCAACTGTCTATCGAGGCTGAAGTCGGCCCCATCCGATATATTGCAGAGCTTATATATGGTGATGAAACTAACGAAGCTATTCTTAACAGCGCTGTTAGAATTGTTATTCTTATTATTATATTTGTGTTTGACCCTCTTGCTGTTCTTCTTTTGGTGGCTGCCAACATGTCTTTACGAGATAGTCGAGCTAAAGTTACTACGAAGAAAGTAGCAGCAGTTGTAGATGAAGAATGGATTGAAGAAGAAGTACCTATTGACGAAGACATTGAGGAGAATTTAGAGAATGCAGATTTAGAGCAAGTAAGGAGATTACTATACAAGTATAGAGCAAATGCCAAAGGAGCTAGAAAAGGAACCTTTATCTATACAAAAATTAGAAAGCTGGAGAAGTTAGAAAAAGAGCTTGAATCTAAACTATAACTATATTATAATTGGTGACATATGGAAAGTTATAAAATGACATATAATGAAGTAGTAGACTATTGTAGTGAGCTTGCTGATAAGCTTATCGCAATAAATCCCTGCCTTATAGTTGGAGTTGCACGTGGAGGTTTAGTACCTGCCGTGCATCTCTCTCACCTATTAAAACTTCCTATGGAATGCCTGTTGTGGCAAACCCGTGATGGAGGAACTAAAGAAGACAATGAAGTTATAAGTGCTGCTATAGGAGCAGGCGGCGCTGTTGTATTTGTTGATGATATAAATGATAGTGGTCAAACCTTTACCGAAATAAGAGATCATTATGGTACAGGTTATTTCGTCTGTTTGTTAGAAAAGAAACAAAGTAAGTTTAGATGCAACTATGCAGGCGATATAACAGACACAGAACGTTGGATTGATTTCCCCTGGGAGTATGTAAAAGATGAGTGATTTTTTTCGTAATATGGTAAAAGAACTTAATGATGAGAATACGTCGATCGCAGAAGACGGTCTAAGTAGCTCAGAGTTCTCCGGTAGTATTGATACCGGTTCTTATATTCTTAACGCTGCATTGAGTGGCAGCTTGTACGGTGGTATACCTAATAATAAAATTACTGCCTTTGCCGGTGAGTCTGCTACTGGCAAGACTTTCTTTGCTATGGGCGTTGTTAAAAAGTTTTTAGATGATAATCCTAATGCAGCTGTATTCTATTTTGATACTGAAGCCGCTGTTACTAAGGAGATGATGCAATCAAGAGGTATTGATACTAAGCGTGTTATTATCTCTGAACCTGAAACTATTCAGAAGTTTAGACATACTGCATTGCAGATTATCGATAACTATGCTAAGACAGCAGAGAAAGATCGTCCTCCTATGATGATGGTTCTTGACTCTCTAGGTCAGTTATCTACTACTAAAGAGGTAGAAGATACTGCTGCAGGTTCTGAGACTCGTGATATGACTAAAGCCGCTGTTCTTAAAGCTACGTTCCGAGTACTTAACCTTAAACTGGCTAAAGTTAACGTACCTCTTTTAATTACTAATCATGTTTACGATGTGGTTGGTTCTTATATTCCTATGAAAGAAATGTCTGGTGGTTCAGGTCTTAAGTATACTGCATCTCAGATTGTATTCTTAGGTAAGAAGAAAGAGAAAGATGGTAAAGAAGTTATCGGTAATATTATTAAATGTACGATGACGAAGTCTCGCTTTACTAAAGAGAATAAGAAAGTAGAAGTACTTCTTACATACGATAAAGGTCTTGATCGGTACTATGGTCTTCTTGAGCTTGCTGAGAAGTACGACATCATTAAGAAGGTTTCTACTCGTTATGAATTGCCAGACGGTTCTAAAGTATTTGGAAAGGCTATTAATAGTGATCCAGAAAAGTACTTTACACCAGAAGTAATGCAGAAGCTTGAGCTTGCAGCTCAGACTGAGTTTACCTATGGAGGCGGAGCTATCACAGAAGAAGAAGAGATTGAATATGGAGATGATGACGAACAAGTATGAGGTAATGTTTAATCCTAATGAGGAAACAGCGCTCATACGTATTACTGAAGGAAAGTTTGCTAACTTTCTTTATCAGTACAAGCAGGTCTCTGTGGGTGATCTCGAAAGCGAAGAGAGTGAGATCAAACTATCATTTGAGTATGAACTAAAAGCAGCTCCGGAGTCTTATGTATATGAAGATGAAGAAGCAGATAAAAAAGAATTCGAACATACTATAGGTGATATCTTATACGATATTATCACTAATAGTGATAAAGTGAAGGAAGCAGTTAATGGAAGCAACGATACTAAGCAACCTGACTAAAGATGAAGAATACGCTAGGAAAGTAGTACCTTTTATAAAGGCTGAATACTTTCAAAATGTAGCTGAGCGTATTGTCTTTAATAAAATAAACAGCTACATGAATGAGTACAGTAATGTACCGAATGTGAATACTCTTCTTATTGAACTTAGTAATGATCAGACATTAGTAGAATCTGATTATAATGCAAGTGTACAGCTTATTGAGACGTTTAATAAAGAAGATACTGGTCATGATCGTCAATGGTTAATTGACCAGACTGAAAAGTTCTGTCAAGATAAAGCTATCTATAACGCTATTATGGATAGTATTCATATTATAGATGGTAAGAGTAAGAATAAAGCTAAAGATGCTATACCATCTATCCTATCCGATGCTCTATCAGTAAGCTTTGATAATACCGTAGGTCATGACTTCTTAAATGATTATGAAGAACGTTACGACTTTTATCATAGAGTAGAAGAACGTGTACCATTTGATTTGGAGTATTTGAACTCTATTACTAAAGGTGGTGTACCTCGTAAGTCGTTGAATATTATTCTTGCTGGTACTGGTGTTGGTAAGTCGTTAGCTATGTGTCACTTTGCTGCAACTAATCTTATGGATGGTAAGAATGTTCTCTATATTACTATGGAGATGGCAGAAGAGAAGATTGCAGAGCGTATAGACGCTAATCTAATGAATGTACCTCTTGATGATCTTATACAACTACCGAAAGAGATGTATAATAAGAAAATTGAAAAGATTAGAGAGAAGACTCCAGGTAGGCTCATTGTAAAAGAATATCCAACTGCAGGCGCTCATGCTGGGCACTTTAGACATCTAATTAACGAACTAAAGATAAAGAAAGGTTTTACTCCAGATATTATCTATATCGACTATCTGAATATTTGTGCATCGTCACGAATGAAAGGTATAGGTGGTTCGGTCAATACTTACTCGTTAATTAAGTCTATTGCAGAAGAGCTAAGAGGTCTTGCTGTAGAGAAAGATGTTCCTATCTTTAGCGCTACTCAGACTACTCGTTCAGGTTATTCTAACTCTGATGTTGAGTTGACCGATACTTCTGAATCGTTTGGCTTACCTGCTACCGCAGACTTTATGTTTGCTGTTATTAGTACTGAAGACTTACAAAAGTTAAATCAAGTATTAGTTAAGCAATTGAAGAATCGATATAATGATCCTACCATTAATAAACGTTTTGTTGTTGGTGTTGACCGTTCACGTATGAGATTGTATGACGTCGAACAATCAGCGCAAGACGACATAATGCAAGAGCCTGAGTACGATGATACGATTCCTGTGTTTGATCGTGCGAAGAACGACAGAATCCCTAAAGATTTTAGTAATTTATTCTAACTCCTTGATTTAATTAGATATTTTTCTCCTTAGAAATCAACCAGTTACAAAAAATATGAAAAAATTTGTAACTGGTTGATTTGCATGGACTTTAAAAGTTGATCTTCTGAACTCATAAGCATATAATATATGTAAGAAATGAGGAGATCGACTATGACTAAATTTATTAAAGAAAACTTTCAGTGGGATGGAATGTATCTGATGTACAACGGTCCTTATGAAGGTTCTAAAACCATGGATGAAGTTCATCCTAACTGCCATCCTTCCTGGATTGGCAAGCAAAAGCCTGCATTCATTGCTCGATTCAAGTATGGACCTTACAAGCCCTGGAAGGCTTGGGTTAACTTCTTGGTAAAGAATGCAACTGTTGAACAATATCTTGAGCTAGAGAAAGCTACTTCTCCTGTTCAAGCAATGAGAACTCTTGGTTATAGAGGTAAAGGTGTATAATGAGTGCAATGAACGATTTGTGGCTAGAGATAGCTGATTTGATTGAGGCTGGTATGTCTGATTCAGATATATCAAACAGACTTCATATCGAAGTGAATTGGGTTAACGAAGTTCGTGCTGAGTACGAGAAAGATATTGAAGATGATGGACAGCCTACCTGGGAACAAGAGTGGGCTGACTTTGGAGAATGCTATGATTAAAGTAGTTGTTGTTAGTGGTAAGAAGGTAGTTAAGCAGTTTGAATATAACGAACGTAAAGACGATCATGCTTTTGAAAAAGCGTTTGTTGAAATGGATAGAGCTACCTGGGCGTTTGAACCCGGTAATATTATAGCTTTGTACCAGCATGGCAAGTGTCTTCGTCACTACTCAGATCCAGAACAAGGCTGGGTACATACCAACAATAATGGGATTTACAACTACAAATGAAAGCTTTGAAAGAAGTAACTAAATGGGATGTGACTTATAGTCAACCGAATCATACCTACTTGTTAGAAAATGATAAGGTAATAGGCTACAAGCCTTGGCATGACGGTGAGGCGGTCTTCTTTGACCGTCCTCTTAAATTAGACAGAAGGTATCGTAAGTTTATTGAGATTGAATTAGATAAATAATCTCATGGCATATGACTTCTTTCCAAAATCAGACGTAGAGATATCACAGCACTTGCAGACAGCGGATGCAAGAAAGACTGGTGATATCATTACTCTGTTTAAGTATCTTAAAAAAGAAACTAGGCTCGAATCACCGATCAATATCGATAAGCAAAAGCTCGGTATTGTTAATGTGTCAAGAGCTATTGATGGTACTTTATCGTTAGATCAGATAAAAAGAAACACAGGCATCAGCTCAGTAAATATTAAGTTTGGTAATGGTTCATCAGGTAACAGAGGTGTAAACAATAGAGGTAATCTATTCGAACCTCAATTTGCTGATGCATTACTTGCTTGGTGGAAAGGTGAGACAGTATCTAATCGCGAAATGTTAGACGCTATTGAGCATCTTGATAAAACGTATAACCTACGTAAAGGTAAAAAGCTTAAGATAGATGTCGTAGGTGGGGAGAATACAAAAAGACCTCTCGTGTTTTCACCTGACATTATGCTGACTAATCCAAAAGGAACTGGTAATAATGTTGGACCATCTGTAACAGATATTACTCTTACATTAGACGGTAAGGAAATATATCTAAGTCTTAAGCTAGGCACTACAGTAACGTTCTTTAATGTTGGTATACGAACCGTTCTCACTCCAGAAGAGATTAAGAGCTATAGTATTAAGAACCCCAACGGTAAAAAGTTACTTAAGCTTTTTGGTATAGATGAAAAACTGTTTTGTGATGTCTTTAATGGTAGACTTGAAAGGGGTATGTCGAAAGTATCCAATGTAGATCGTGCTAAGATGCAGAAACTTCTTAAGTCAGGTATAGGTGAAGGCTATCATATTATACACAAACTGACAGGACGTATCTTATCTAAGAAAATGGATACAGCTGCATTGGAAAAAGCAGCACGTGTTAACAACGCAACCATCTATTATGGTGGTAAAACAGGAACAGGTAAACGAGTGGATATCGAAATGGAATCTGAGACCTATCGTTTTAAATTGAATATGAGAGATACTCAGGGCAAGGACGGTTATCCAACTCGACTAATGTGCGACTTTTCTTACAAATGAAATTCTCAAGCTTCCTAACAGAACAAAAGAACACTCACATGGAACATCTCGAAGACATGATCTTCAATGATGGTGTGGAGGGTGCAAGGCTTGCCATAACTTCTCTTCAGTCACTAAGAGATATGTTAGCAGGTAGAAGCAAGCAAGCTGTAAATGTGACGGTGAAATGGGATGGTGCACCAGCTATCTTTGCAGGTGTCGATCCTTCTGATGGTAAATTCTTTGTTGCTAAAAAAGGTATATTTAATGTCCGTCCTCAATTATTTAAAAGTGAAGCTGATATCGCTGCAGGCCTCTCTGGTGATCTTAAGAACAAATTTACGATTGCGTTACGGGAATTCTCTAAACTGGGAATCCGCAAAGGAGTGTATCAGGGTGATCTTATGTTCACTAAAGGAGATGTTAAGGTTATCAGTATTGGTGGTGAAAAATATTATAGCTTTCAGCCTAATACTATTGTTTATGTTATTCCTGTCAATAGTGCGCTTGGTAGACAGATAGCAAGAGCAAGTATAGGAGTAGTTTGGCACACAACCTATACGGGTAATAAAATTCAAAATATGAAAGCATCCTTTGGTAAGGGCATTGTTAATAAGTTTAAGTCTGTCAACTCTGTCTGGATGGATGATGCAACATATAGAGATGTATCTGGTAACGCTACCTTTACAGAGGAAGAAACAGCAGAAGTAACAGCGCTCCTCTCACAAGCAGGTAGCTTATTCAAGAAAGTATCCAGTCAAGCTCTTTCTACGATTCGTGATGACGAAGAGCTTAAACAGAAGATAAAGACGTATAATAATACATTCGTTAGAGCAGGTGAACCATTCCCTGAACCTAAAGCGCATGTCAAAGGTCTCTACGATTACATTACTGATTGGTATCAGAAAGAGATTGATAAAAAGAAACAAGAAAAAACCAAACAAGAATGGACAGCAAGACGTGATACTGTACTCAAGAAAGTATTTCAGAATACAGAAGACTTAGTGAATATATTTCGCTTAATGAATGTACTTGTTCAGGCTAAACAGAAAGTTATTGATAAAATGAATAACGCAAGTCGTATGGGTACATTCTTAAGAACAAACAAAGGTTTTGTTACTACTAGTCAAGAAGGCTATGTTGCTATCGATAGAGTAGGTAGAGCAGTAAAAGTAGTAGATAGATTAGAGTTCTCTAAAGCTAATTTCTCAAGCGATGTTTTGAAAGGCTGGCAGAAGTAGTTCTTATAAATAGAACAATTACAAGTGCGTTAAGTCTAAGGAAAACACGCAATGAAGAAAGCAGTTATTGCTTGGGGTCGAATGAATCCCCCAACAATAGGACATCAGAAATTAGTAGATCGAGTTGTA